TTATATAGTATTATTTGACTCTTCCTTCTGCATAGGCATTGTATATTTCATCTGATAAGTCGGCATATCTATTAGGGTCACTCTGTTTTAATCTAATTAAATCAGCTCTCCTATACGTCTTCTTACCAGCTGTAGATTCTGAAGATACTCTGGATTCGGTCTTACCAGCTTTTAGGCTCCTCTTACGTTTCTGCTCTTGTTGCTTTTTAACTTCAGCAGTCTTATCAATCATAGAACGCTCTTTCCAGTGCGTCAATAATTCATCTGCTGCATCATAGTTATAGGCATCGGCTGCTTGAAATAAGTCGGTCCTAAATTTACTAGCTTTAACCCAATCCTGAAAATTAGAATCTTGTACGATGTCTACATAATCTGGATGAGTCTGTTCCAAATGTGCCTTGCTAGTATCTTGCGATTGTCTAGCTTGGAACTCTTGGAACTCCTTGAACTTCGGATGGTTCTCTATTAAAGAATTAACCGCTTTACTGGGGTCTTCATAGAAATCATCATTATCGTCCGTTTCTGAGTTTTCTTTTTGTACACTTGTCTGTCCGTCATTTCGAGATATTTCGGCTTTAAGGAAGCTGTCAGAAAGAGCTCTTAATTCTCCAATCTCTTGGCTCTTACGACCAAGTTCTTGTTCTAAATTTTGATAACTCTTAACTATGTCCTCTACACTCTTACCTTCAAACTTATCTGGAATATCTGGAGAAGTGGGCTCTATATCGCTTTCCGCTTCTAGTGTTTCCGGGGTTTCATCAGGTTCTACTGTATTTTCTACCTCTACATCTTCTGAAATTTCTTCAGGGTCTACTACTATACTGCTCATATCATTGTCTCCGTCCCTTTAGGGATTGTGAAGTTTTAAAAAGATGACGCTATAAATCTAGTTCTGTCATCGCTGCTTTTGTTGCATCTTCCAAGACAATCATCTGTCTTAGAATCGACAACTGACCTCTAGCGAACCAGAGGTCTTTTTCGTTATCAATAGAATCTATTCGTTTTACTGCTTCAGATAGAGTTTTTAGTTCTTCTACTAAGTCTATCCATCCATCAGTCTTGACTAGATTTAATCTATTGGCATAAAATTCTTTATCGTCTGTAACCAATTTTTAACCTTGCAACTTCTCCGTTGCTGTAGCTATATTTAATAGAGTTTCGGATTTCAGGTGTTCTATCTCAGGAATATTTCTCATAGTCTCACTTTGAGTATTCTCTGTATCCGCTCTTAGTTTATCAATTTGTGCTAGTTCTTTCTGTAACTTAAGGAACATCTCTTGAATCTTTAATTCATCAGGCTGTGCTGCTCCTGCTTCTGCTGCGTTCTTCATAGCTTTAGTCGCTTCTTCTTGAGCTTCTGCCATAGTCTTTTGAACTTCAGCTTGTAATAATTGTAATTGAAGTTCTTTACCCATTTGTTCCATCTGCTCTTCTTCAGGTTTAGGTTGCATACCTTCAGCTAGTGCTTGTACTATTTGGTCTCTATTGTGCATACTAGAGTTCTGGAATATAGATAATAGTATTACATCGAAAGCAGGCGAATCCTTTGGAAGTGCTTGTAATAAGCTGACCATCTGTTGAGCTTCTATCTCTTTAGCCATAATACCCATAGTAGAGTAAGGTACGAACTTATAATCCGCTACAGGATATCTTTGAACATCAAACTGTACTTTCCTCCAAAGACATTTATTAATCATAGGGATTAAGAATGTATTCTGGAAGTTCATTAGAGTACGCTTCTGTCTCTTGATAGCAGCAGACTGTTGCATAGACATACCAGCAGATGTAGCTCTCTCTGGACTCGTTCCTGTCTCTGCTGAACCTGTACCCATTTGAATCATATTCTGTAGACTAGCTACTTGAGTATAAGTATTCTGGTCCGTAGTTCCTAAACTCAGAGGCATAACTGCCTGTCTAGGGTCTCCATTAGTAAGTATTGTCTTACCGGGACGAACTTCTAGCTTAACTCCACGCGGTAGTCTTGTCGCGTCGGCAGCCATCATTGGTGTAGTAGTCAGAGCTAACGAGTCAATACGCGCTCTCATTTCAGCATCTAATGCTTTCTGTGGATTGAAACCCTTCTCGCAAATTCCTCTACCCCAGAACTTATTTGGAACTATGTCGTGCTGATAAGAAATAAATGGACGGTCTTCCATCATAAATGGATTTTGTTCTGCTCTTAATATATGACTATCATTAGCTATTGTAACTACTGCTTCAACTAATTCATCTTCATTATACTCAAAATCATCTATAGATTCATTCTCTGATAAGAACTTTAGAGGTACTTTACCCCAATATTCTGTAATCTTAATCTGGTCTGAGGCGTCCGCTCTAGAAGATTCAGGGTCAAAACCCTTCAATCTATCTATATTATAGCTTCCCTCTATAGGTATATCTCTATATGTACCATCTTCAATACCTTCTATAATACTATGTCTAGGCTTAATGACTTCGTGGGCGACACCTAACGCTTCATTTATACTTGTGGCAGAAGGGTCTATAAGAAATTCTTTAGGACTAATTGCATCTACACGAACATCTACAACAGTATCTTCTTCTAAAACTCTTTCAGTAACCATAGTTCCTTCGACGGGAACTTCTACCGGATATCTCCAAACTCTCTCTTCTACGGATATTTTTCCTACCCCTGTACCATACACCGCACCATTGAGAAAGACCTCGCATAGAGCATCCTTGGCTCCTGTTCCCTCCAAGTCCTCTTGTAAGAGATTACGAACATATTCAGCATCTTGTGGATTTTGGTCCAACATATCATCTTTAATATCAAACCACTTACCTCTTCCGAATGTAGCCTCTTCAATCTCTGCTACTGAGGACTCTACTGCTTGTTGTAATGCTGGGGATATTAATCTAGACTTCTCTGATTGTCTAGTCTTATCGCTAGATTGCCAGATACCTCGCCATAAGCGATAATATTCATCCCACTTATCTAAGTAGTTAGAATCTCTGTGGTCTCGCCACTCGTCCAATCTCGTACCGAGCCAACCTGCTAATCCTTTATATTTATCTTCGCCTTCAACGAGCATAATCAGTATCCTGCAACTTCATCATAAGGTTCCCACTCCTGTTCTAATTCTATTGTGTGCATAAAATCTGCGACACTTACTTGGTCTATATAAGCTAGAGCATCAATAATGTCATCGTGACTCTGCTTGCTGGGGAAGTCCATAAGCTGACTCTCCAGTTCACCATTCCACTTAGGGTCTCTATTAAATGTAATCTTCCCGTGCTCTAATCGACCTTGTAGAGCCCAAGTAATTCTATCCGATTTCTTTTTGCCACCGTGGGTTACATCTGTAATCACAACCCATCTACCTTGTGTTCTCATCTCATCTTCGAGATAAGGAAGTATGGCATTCTTTAATGCACCAGATTCAATTCCTACAGTAGTTGCTTGATTTTCAATCGCAGCCTGTAATATTTTAGAAGCAGTTGCTTTGATATTCCAACGCCCGTGTAGTATATCTTTAACCCACCACTTATCAGTAGAGATTTTAACGATAGCAATTGCAGTTTCATCTAATTTACTACCTTTGAGACCACGCTCTTTCTCAACCTGTTCAAAACCCGCCGGGTCAACCGCAATAACATAGTTGCCTTCCTCCGGTTCATCTTCATCATACTTAATCCATTCACTTTTAAATATACCACCTGTAAAACTTACAAAACTAGCTTCAAACTCTTGCTTGAATGCTTGGCTAGACATAGTTCTTCTAGCTACTTCTACCTCTTTAGGGTCAATAAGAGGGTTATCTATAGATGTATATTGAAATGCTTCCCAATCATCATCCTTTTCCGCCTCTAGAAACAAGTCATAGAAGTGATTCTTTCCTGCTGGAGTGCCAATAAATAGTGCACCACCTGCTACATCAGCTAGTGTAGGGCGAATAATCTGTTCCCACACTTCGACCTTCATATTAGCATACTCGTCTAGGACGACATAAGCCAAACCTATTCCCCTCAGAGTATCAGGTCTATCTGAACCCTTCAAGCTAATTCTTCTACCATTAACTAACTTCATAGTAGCTGTATTTTCGTGGGTAGTCTCTATAAGGTCTGTCCCTTGCAGGAGTTCCTTGAGCATATTCCACATAATATCTTTAGCTTGCTGGAAAGTAGGACCTATATAGAAGACATCCTTACTATCCGACTGAAGAGCCTTAATGATAAGTATCCAAGCTGCTAACCTGCTTTTACCAAAGCGTCTTCCCGCACTGACAACCTTGAATCGGGCTGTACTATTGAATATCTCTAGTTGTGCCGGATGTAGTTTAACATCTAGCTCGTTAGCCATTCGCTATATTAACTATAGTTTCATCTATAAGTGCTTCATCTATAACTACTCCATCTTCATAAGTGAGTTCTTTCTTATCCTTCTCTTCAATCTCTACTTTCTTGGCTTCAAGACCCCCGACATTAATAATTACATTACCTCTATCGTCTGAAGACCTAAATTCTACTGCTTTCGTGGTAGGAATAATCCTATCCATACACATTTTAAGACAAGTCCTGTCACCTTCGAGTGCTAAGTCTACTACTTTTTGCACTATTTCTGGTCCTTTGGTAGACATCAACTCTCTACTAAGGGCTGTAAACTTATTCATACTCCCTTTGGGTCTACCATTGGGATTTAAAGACTTCATCCCCTTATATAATAGTGGGGAACCTTTATTTTTTGAAGACATCCTATTATTTCCTCCTTAGTTATACTTTAGTTCAACTAAAGAGGGATATTTAGAATGACTATAAAGGTTATTTCTAAGTGAAGCCTTTTAGGTGAATCTTTAGATAGTATTGAATTGTTACCTATAGTAATAGTATAGCATACTTTTCGTGATTCGTCAAGAGAATATGTGTACTTTTTGTACATAAGTCTCTCCCCGCACCTCTATTTTCTAGAATTTCTCTAGTTTTGTGCTATATTCTCTCAAATTCTCCCACATCTGCGAATGAGCCTAAATATATATAAACGCGTGCGCATTGGGTCCCCGTCGGGGTCGCTTCGGCGCGCGTATGATATGCCGACGTTCGCACATATATATATAGGTACGCGCAAAAGTGAAAAAAAGTATGCGCGAGTT